CCACAAGTGCCTCTTTTTCTGTTTTGGTTTCGGTTGAAACTGCTTCCTGTTCGGACGCAGCAACGCTGGTTACTTCAGCAGATTTGAAGGCTGCTGCTTGTACTAGCGAAACTTCCATAAGGCGTGCAGCGCTTACACGATAAACGCCACCCTTATTGATTCCCTTAATAACCTCTACACCTACTGAAAGACCGCTGCGCAAGTTCTCGCTGGCTTCAATTAGGGAGTCAGTTCCTCGGGTTGTATTTGATACTTTGAACTCAGCATAAATGCCTGAAGCGTCCTCGGTTACATTTTTCATGCGTCCGATTGGTTGCTTAGGGTCATGCTCTAATAAAAGTTTTACTTTACTTGGGTCATCAATTTGAATTGACCCAGCTTCAAAAACTACTTTGCCTGCGCTGGTGTTTCCAATTTCATTGCCATAAGGGGCAATTTTGCCAGCAATAATTCTGCGTGACTCTGACGCTTCAAGGTCAGCTGTAAAATTAATTATTTCCATTAGGGCTTAATTCCTCCATTGCTTGCGCTTGTTCTACTGTTATTAAACCAAGGTTTAACATTTTTTCAATTACATTTAATCTTTCTAAAGGATTAGCACGAAGGAATCCGCTGTCCATGTCAAATGAGACATATTGGGTATTTGGTGTTAGATCGTCCATGCTAAAACGCTGTTCAATGGCTGAAATGTAAGGTTGCAATGATAGTGAAACAAATTGACGTCTTTCGTCTTGCAGATTTGCATAGACCATAGAATTATTTTGATCAGCTGAAATATAGTACGCAGGGATATTGCAAAGACGGGCAATCTGAGTTGCCATGTATTGCTGGCTTTCCACCATCATCATGTCCTTAGGTGAAAACGATGTTGGTTGGTATTCTAAAGTTGAAGTCAAATACGCAGTTGAGCGTTCTGCTCTTGATCTTTTCCAAGCAGCCATAAGCCCAGCAATTTCAGCTGGTGGCAGGTCTGCACCGTTATTTTTGATAATTCCTGAAGGGATTGGCGTAGCTGCCGCTACTGATGAGGCTTTTTCCAAATCAACAGCTGCTCTTAATACTCTTGCACCGTTGGCAAGGATTCCTTCGCCACCTAATTGTATTGTAATTAAACTGCCTAAACCTGACATTGGTCTAGCTTTTGAATCAACCCAGTATTCCTCAACAAAAGTTGAGTTGTGATTTAATTGTGCAATAACTCTGTTATTTGATACATACTCAAAACGTGCTGGACGATTATCGTCTTGGTAAGTTTCAGTTACTTCTAAGTAAGCAGTACCGTAAAACAATAAAGCGTCAACAATCCAAGAAAGTACAACTGTGTTAGGTGCGCTCTTTGATATTTGATTTAACCAAGGTAAATTTGGTACTTTCTCATCTGTTGCTTTTAATTCTGTTTCCAAACTCATCGAGCTGATAACGCCCGTTAAAAGATTTCTGCAGCGAGCAACCGCTGGTACAGACATCGCCTCATTGCGAGATATTGCAACTTGTGAAGTGAGAGTTAAAAGTCCTTGTGTATCAGGTACAACCATTGGCGCATATTGCGCTTCGATTTTGTTTTTGGCTGTTAAATTAGCCCATAATCCCATAGGTGAAGTATATCACATAACCTAGACATAAATCTGAGGAACTGATATTGGTTTTGATAACATGTGGACGCACATTGCAGTAGCAATGGCAGCTGTAACATCACCAGCTGATTTTCTACGGACAATGCGCCAACCTGCGTCATTAGTTTTCATTGCGGCGTTATTCATTGAGTTAACCCACTCAGGTTGACCTTGGTGAACTAGACGGAGGTTACTGAGGGCATCAGATAGTTCACCACAGGCTTGGTAGAACGACTGTCCCGAAATGTCTACCAATTTATGCCCTGATTGAGTAAGTCTTTGTGCAATGCTAGCAGTCGCATACTTGTCATAGGCGATATTGACAGGGCGGTATTTCATAGCCCACTCATTTATTTGACTAGCCATTTTAATCTCATCAATAGCAACCTCGCTGGTATAGGTCTCAATTACACCAACACCAATTTTGCCCTCAGGGGTTATCTGTGCGCCAACTAATGCACCTGATCGCTTGCTTGGGCTAACATCAAACGCCAATACAGTCATTGTGCCTACGGGCAGAATTAGATCGCTATTGCTTGTAGCTTCAATACTTCCAAATGTCCAAGGACTGACTTGGCTATCTATCCACATACAAAGAGTCTCGGTTAATGTAGCTTCTATCGGATTTGTAGCAATAGATTCCTCAATGGCTTCCTCGGTTACCGTATGACCCAATGCTGGGTTAGCCATAGCCCAATACTTGCGATTGTGTATATCTTGTCTTGCTTCCATTGGTGCGCTGTACTCGTAATAGCCAAAAGTCTTACTTGGAGTTTCTTTAGCTCTTGAAACTAAATTGTTTAGAACTGTGGAAAAGGCGTCACCAGCATTTGAGGTTATTAAAGTCTGACTATTTGGTCTTGCTCGGGTTGTTGGCACAGCTGCCTTAAATGCTTCCTCTGATACCTCTCGTGCCTCATCAATGTAAAGCATGTCGCACGAAAGTCCTCTAGAACCGTCCCTTGTCGCTGCAACAATTTGATACCTAGCACCGTTAAGTAATGTAATTGATTCTTGACCATTGGCATATCTAATCTGTCTAACTTGTGCTTTTAGAAAAGGATTATCCTCAATAGTGTTGCATATCTGCCTAAATGTATCTAATGCCATATTTCGATTAGAGGACATACCAATTATAGATTTTTCCTCAAACAGAAAGAGACCAGCCAAAATACGCATACGAGCTAGGTGAGTCTTACCTTGTTGCCTGCTAACTAGACATAATGAGGTCTTGCGGACAAACATATTGTCCTTGTCCACTTTTAACATATCCTCTAACACAAAGCGTTGCCATGGAAGCAATGGCATACCAATTTTTTCTGCTAAATCTGCAACTTCATCAATTCTAGACGCACCTTTTAGCAAAGGGCTGTGAATACGAGGCTTTACAGCCCCTATAAGGGCTTTTTTCTTTGCCCCTCGTCTTACTGGGTCAACCTTGGCTTGATCGGGCTTCATATGGCTTTCTAAGGCTTACTGAAGGGTGAGTCAGGCTGAGCCACCCGAGTCTCAGGGAGAGAGGAGTCAGGAAAGACAGGGGGGGTAGACGCTATGCCTAAAAAAACGCTTAACTTCTTATTGCCCTTGCGTATGTTGCATGACCTACATACAGCTGCAAGGTTCTCCATGTCCCACATGTCACCCATTTTGGTGCGTGCAATGATGTGGTCAACCTGATCTGCTTCGCCTTGGCATAGGTAGCACACCCTGCCGTCACGAGCCAGCACTCTAAGCCTTATGTCTTTCCATTTCTTACTGCCTAATGCTTTGTTACTCAATGCCAACCCTTTGTCTTTAGATGATGTAATGCTTTACATGCGTTAGGTACACCATGCTTAGTAGTACCGTATCTATGCTCTATGTATTTAATACCTAATGCTACTTGTTGTATTGGATTCTTACTTAACATAATCTCATTACGCATTTGAGGTATCCCATAGTGTGAACCATTGCGTGCTTCAGGTCTCCAGTTAGATTCCTTTGTGTATAGCTCTACTATGCAGGTGTACTGCTTATCATCATTTAATGCTGCTTTTGCATAAGCCTTAGGTGTAACTGTAATAACGGACTTTGTAGTTATAGCTTGTGCTGTATCAACCTCTATGGCAGTAGTCTCTAATGCTATTAGACATACCAGTATCCCAACAGCTACTGCCCATGAACTCACGAGCAATCCCCTACGGGGCTCGTGTTCAGGCTTTGAGAGCCTGCCACAGGCATGTAGCGTACCAGCCTTGTCAAATCTGTTAAGCATGCTATCCCACATAGTGAGACGCTCTTTAATGTGATCTGTACCACAGTTTCTTTTACCCATAACCTTCACTCCATTCATGACCACATGCACAGCATAGGTGCAGGTAGTCCTTGTTATATTGTGTTGTTTGTGTGTTATACCCTAGGCACTCGGGGCATTGATCTTTGCGCATATTGAACAGCTTAAACCTTCCATTTTCCATGCACCGCATTTAGTGCAACGGACTGGCTCTTTCATAAAGTCTGTTACCTCTCTCACACCCTTATTCTCGCACCTTTGGCACTTGGCTACTACTACATTGCTAGGTATGTCCCAGTCTTTCTCAATCTCAAATACTGTGGGTTTAGCGCACTTATTGCACTTCATTTGTATAGCCTCGGTCATCTGTTATCAGTCTTGTAGAACCCTGAGCCTGTAAATATCACAGGTGTATTGCCCCAAACCCTACTCATTGAAAGAGTGCAACAAATAGGGTCAGGTCTATTCTCAGCTAAACTGTAAAACACTTCTCTTGTAATTCCACATGTATTGCATTTGTATTCATAGTTAGGCATTATCTTTTTTATGTCCAAAGTCAATATGGTTAATAACTCCACAGCTGTAACATTTGACTAGATCGCCTTCATGCACCATGCGTGGGTCATTACAAAGTTCACAACAGTCTGCAAGGCTGACGATCTCAGCCATTGCACCCTCATCTGTAAGTGTGACCTTTAGACCGTCAGGGTAGATCATTTCCATATCGCCCATTTACTTATCCTGTTCGCCAAACGACCACTTGCCATTAGCTGTAAGTCTGCCCCACTTAGGTTCGCATTGATCTGCCTTACGCTTTTCAACACATACAAATCCGTAATAAGGCTTACCTGCTTGGGTAGTTCCCTCTTTGCGGATCATTGCACCATGTTGGCACTCATAAGTTTGATCTATAACAGTTGCGTTTAATGAAGCTGCAACCTCATTGACAGACCATTGTTCAGGTTCAGCCTTTGTTTCAGGTGCAGACCAAGGATTGTTTTTAATGTCAGTCCTTAATGCCATTTCAACAGCTCTAGACTTTGACCCTGCGCCGCCATACATAGGTTTAATAGATTCCATTTCACCTTTATTAGCCCTAGGTGCTTTTGTACCGTCCTTCATGGTTGAATACTTCGGGTCACCTGTGTTAGTTATAGCTCTTGCATAAGCAGAGGTTTCTGCCTTTTCAATAGCAAACTGAGTAGCTAATGATTCCCCAGCTAGTCCAGTAACCCAAGGCTCTTGGTCTGCCCAAGTGCGATAGAGGTTAACCTCAACAAAGACAAACCCGTCTGTTTGTTCATGAAATGACTTCATGCGAAAGTCAGGGTTTTCTTTTGCAAACAGCTCTATTCTTTCCTCAGCTGTCATGTACTTATCTAAATCAAAATATGCCATAGTCTATTTCGTCCAATCCTTGTGCGTAGGCTTGCTGTTGTTCAAGCGTCCAAGTTGTGCCATTAGTCCAAGTCTCGCACTCGTCCCGACAGGCTTTGCAATAGTTCCGATACTTAGCCGTTGCTTTTCTGCTCGAACTAATGCTCGTGAAAATCGCCATAATCTGACCTTTAAGACTAGTTGCGCCATAGCGATTTTTACAGTAATCACAATAGTTCTTTGTCCTGTTCAGAATTATCATTTAACTCTGCAATGATCTTTCTATACACACAGGCGTACCCGACAAGGTCTTTGAGTGAATCGTCATGTTGACTGCTTTCGCTGAGACGAGAGACTTTGACGAGCAACATGCACATGGCTGCTTGTTCAGGACTAATGTAAGTGTCCAAGTAACCTGACCATAACTCTGAGATTCGTCTATGGTTTGTAGCTGCTGAGCCATAGATTGCGCCTCTTGCAGTAAGCGTGTCGTTAATATCTGTGAGCCACTCATTAGTTTTTTTCATAATCAAATACCTCATCTTGTGCAGTTCGTGTGACTGCCTTGGCTGAAGCATAACCGTTGACCCAACCACGCTGCTTGCCAATGATAAAGCCTCTATCAAAGCCAATATAGTATGCGCAGTATGCGATACCAGCTGTGTAAAGCAATATGCTAATCGTTATGTATGTTGACATGATTTCCTTTCCTGTCTCAAATCCGTTATTTGAGTACGACAGAAGTATGCGCTTGTAATCATGGTAAGTGTAGGAACTGACAGGCGTGTCCTATAACGCTTTTGTTACAAAACCCCTATTGCGTCAAAGTCGTCAATATGGTCATCAATGGTACGACTAGGCTCTTTTCCCATAGACCTTACCTTCAAATATAAAGCTGCCGTCATGGTTAATAGGGATTGTGACCACCGTCACACGATTAGCGTCCACATAGGCAACAGCAAATCCTGACTGCCAGTTGGCATAGCCCCTTGTGTAAGCCATACCGCTACTGGATAGGTCAACTAGGTTGCCTACCTCTACACCCTGTAATACACGCCCTAAACGCCCATTGTGGGCTTCTGAGTAGGACATGTGACCTAACCTATGGGTGTGACCACAAACAACATTTTTACCTATGCGGCGTGCGCCGTTTAAGGCTGTCTGCCCAGCATTGTTAGACATAGGGAAAGCGTCGCCATGAGTGACATGCCAACCTTTTGCCCAGTCAAATCCGTATGGGTGAAACTTGATGTTGAGCTGATCGTATCCCATAAAACGCTCATACTTAAGTTCGGGTAAGTTAAGAAAACTTGGGAGTCTTTTTTTGATTGATCTGTATAGTCTGATTCCATGATTGCTACCCACTATGTCGGTTACTCCCAAGTAGGTTAGTACCTCTTGGGTAAATACTCTGTCCTCATCTAGATTGCCAACCATTTCGTCAATGGTATTGGCATTAAAACTTCCGAGTTGAGGCATATCAATTTCGTCTCCCACACAGATTGTTTGGTGTGGATTCCATTTGGCTAGAAAACGCCCTACGGATTTTACTGCTAATTCATTTATGTACGGGGCTTGCAGATCGCTGATAAAGGCAATGCGCTTAATTAGTTAGTCCTCGTCCTCGTCGTCGTCTTGAAAAGGTGTAATGTCAGTATCAGCTGTTGTAGGTATTAACCACTCAGGCATACTGTTCTTGTTATCCATTAGACCTAATGCAAGTTCAACGGTAAAACCAGCCCTGCGCAATGCTCTGTAATACTCATTAAGCGCAATGGCGTGCATATCTAATGCGGTAGTCTCTAAACGAGCTACTGCCTTTCGTCTGCGTGCTGGTTTCTTTTTGGCTGCCATGTTTTAATTGTCTCTCGATAGTATGACAAACAGATCATCAACACGCCGCTCTAGGCGATTGATCTGATCTTTCATGCTTGACCCTCCATTGGGTCTAAGTTCATTTAACCAGCCTTTGACTAAGAACCTAAGTCCTACTGCGAAGCCAGTAAATACAGTTGTTATTGCGGCACAGATAGCGGCAATTTCTACCGCTGTCATTACTCTTTTGAGCCTATGCCAAACTGTGTGTCATCAGGATTTAATGCACGCAGTAAAGGTGCAATGAAAGCAACAGCGAAGGCTTTCCATAGCTCTGAAGGTGCAAGGTCAGGTTGTGTTACATAGATTGTGGCTAGACAAACAAAGGCAGATCGTCCATAGCTGTTAATCATTGCCCAATGTTTAGATTTCATATTTTGCCCCCTAGTAGTGGTATGTCAAAAAAGGTACTGTCATTATCGGAAGCCTTGGTAAAGCTGCAATGTAAGTGGTGGTTATGAGGTGAGAAGCCTTTATACTTACGCCAACGCCAACCCAGTACAGGACTAGCAATTTTGCCTAAGTGAATTACATAAGATATGCGTCCATGATTTTTCCCGTAGAGTCTAAGCTGATCTGCCAAATATGCTGAATCTCCTCGGTTGTCAGAAAGGCTAGCGTCAATGTCAATAGCTCTAACGACGCCGTTGGACTTCGGGTCAGGTATATGGTCTGACTTACCTGCCTGTTGATGACGCAGATCAGCCACCCACCCGTCAGACTTCCTGCTACGACTTGGGTAAGAATCATCTATTTGTTCACGCAGCTGTACTGCGCTTTTGGACAGCCATGGTTTCATTAGGAAAGTAGTAAAGCAGCTTCCTCAGCTGTGATACCTAGCTTGGCAAGTAGGTCAGCCTTAGCTTCAGCCTTAATAGCAGCGTCAGCGTCAGCTTGTGCCTTGTCAGCCTGTGCTTTTGCTTGGTCTGCCTCTAACTGTGCAATTTCCTCATCAGTTAGTTCAACCTCAATCTGCTCTTTAGTTTCGCAATTGATGATTAGTTTAGTTGGTTTTGTCATGTTTCTCCTTTATGAGTTTTTAATTCCGTATAAGTAGGCTGATGTATATTGCACAAAAGTTGAACTAGGACTTTCAGGTGTTAAAGTAATTGAAGTTATTGCTGATGTTCCTGACCATTTAATTGCAATTAAAGCGGCGTAAGCCTCCGTTCCGTTATTTTCTGTAATAGTATCTATTGAAGCAGATTTACTATTTGAACCTAAATAATTTGGAATATAGATTTCTGAGTTAGCAAAAGTGCTGGCAGTAGCAGTTGAACCCACATTGAAAAAAGTTTCTCGCTCTGTTTGAGATTGAGAACTTGCTGCGCTACCAGTACCTAGTAATCGTTTTTGCGTATAATTTCCATTTGTAGTATCACTATTAAAAGCAATGCGATTGGCTTCTCCTAATGCACTTTGTGTACTCCTAGAACTTATCACAAGTTTTAAGTCTGTATAAGTTGATGGAATAGATGTAAAAGTAATTGATGAAGTGCCACCTGAACCAACTGTTGTCTTATCAATAAGCGTATATGTATTAGCCATTATTCCGCCTTAATTCCATAAAGGGTAAAAGATGTTCCGCTACTAAAATTCTGACCAGACAAAATCATGTAAATTGAAGTAATCGCTTCAGGAGTTTTACGCCATAATCCAACATGAGAACTTACAACATTTGATGCGTAACTAACTCTGCTTAACAATGTTTTATATGTTGTAGTATTTGAATAGTTTTGAATTTGAAAAATAATTGTGCCTTGACCTGAGTAGATGTTAGCAGCAACCATAGAGGTTTGAGATGAAGTCCTTGTAGAAAATGCGGCACTACCGTTACCCCCTAATCTAGTATCAGAGTAGTTAGCAGCAGTATCACCATTGAATTGAATTAAAAAGTTTTCCCCGCCTGATGTAATAGTGCCATTAACAACTAAAATCAAATCAGTATAAGTTCCAGTGATACTGGAAAAAGTAACGCTTGCTTGGGCTGACCCTAGTGTCGTTGTCGCTATCGGTTCATAAGTTGCTGACATGTTAGTCCTTTATTCCGTATAGGGCGAAAGATGAGTATTGCTTAAATGAACTAGAAGTAACTGTAATGTTTAAGTTATTAATTGCATTTGTATTAAGCCATAAACTAGAATAAAAAGAAACTTTGCCGCCACCATTTGTGTCATCACCTGATAAGGCTCTTTGAACTTTATACTTATTCGTGTTTGCATAATCCAAAATATCAACTATTGATACAAATGGATAAGTGCTACCTGTTGTATAAAATGTATTTCCTACGACGCCCGTAACATTTCCAGAATAAGCAACACTTCCATTACCTTCTATGTAATGCGAATTGTAATTGCTAGTATTAGTATCAGAATTGTAAGCAATGCAAATGCGATTACTTGCATTGGCATTTGCCATAATCCTTAATTGTAAATGTTTGTAAGTTGAAGGAATAGAAGTAAAGTCGATACTTGAACTGCCACCTGAACCTACTGTAACTGTGGCAATAGATTCATATGAACTAGGTGCAACAGGAGGTGCGCCAGCACTTAAAGTGCCAGCGACAATGTTACCGATCATTAGGCAATGCCACCTACGACATACCAAGTATCAGTAGCAGTTTTAATACAAACCGCTGTTTTGTATTGAGCCAAGGTTGGTGCAGCTGGTACTGCCCCAGCTGAAAGAATTGTAGTTGTGCCTGAGGTTACTGCGCTGATTGTACAAGCGCCAACACCAATGTTAAGAATAGTTATTGCAGTACCTATTGGAAACGCAACTGAGGCGTTTGTAGGTATCTTGAAGGCGATAGCAGTTGCCTTGTTCATGATCTCTAAGACCTGATAAGAGTCTGCTAGTACCGCTGTGTAATCAGCTGTGTTGGCTGTGCCTACTGTGTAGGTAACTAACCCGTTAAACATTGCCGCTGAGAGGACATCACCCGTTGAAGCTGGAAAACCTGTTGCCATTTTATTACTCCTTAGTAGCTTAGTATATCATCACCGAGGACGCCATAGGTCGTGTTACCTATGATAAACCCGTCTGTGATTGGTTCAAGTGTGGTAAAAGTACCCAGCCAGCGGTTAGGGGTTATATCCCAAGCAACACCTTGCACTTGCAAGTTCTTGGTGATAGTTGACCCGTCAGGCTGGATATTGGATATATCAACATTTTGAAAATAGTCTATGTCTAACATTGTGCCAGTAGGTACAGCTGTGTCCAATAAGTCCACAGTCATCTCATCAATACGGATAGTGGTATCTGATCGAGTAGCCACATAGATACGGGCTATGTTATTGGCGTCTGTGTCTGTCTGTACAACTAGATCATTGTAGTTAACGCTGTGTGGGAAGTAAGTAGCCACACTACCTGCGTCCTCAGCAAACTGAGCAGTACCACCGATACGGGTGATAGTGGCTTGGTTAATAATTAACTTGTCATCAAATGCAAACTTTAGATTTTTGTAAGGTATATCGCCTGTCTGATTAAACTCAATAGGCGTCCCACCAGCTGAAGCAATGGTGTTGGCTCTGTTCTTAAATACTGCCTGACCTTCGGCGTCCATGTAGAAAGCACCCTGCTCTGAAAACTCTGCATTGATAATTGCAGTAAGGGCTGTGCGAGTTGTAGCAGGGTCAGCCTGACATAGTGAATCGCCTGTATCAATCTGACGCATACCATTTGGAAAGGATACGGTGTCTAATATCTTGCCTATGCGCTCACCTGTGTCATCACCATTGGCTGAGCCTGTGACGGTTGTAATGTTGGCTAGGTTAAACAAACGGAAACCGTCAACAGCTGTTATATCTACATAAGATATTTGCTCTGCTTGGTCATAGGCGTAGGCATAAGTTGTTGTATATCCGCTGAAAAGGTAATACGAAGTGCCAGCATAGGTGGCAGATATTCTTAGCTTGCGTAAGGGTGTGAGTTGCCCGTAGAGGTCTGAGCTTGTGTTTTGAGGGTTAAATCTGCCAGTTTGGTCATAGATTCTAACCGTTGCGCTTCCAGCCTCGTATGTGTCTCTGAGGATATTACGACCACGCCTAATGTTAATACTGCGTGTGACATCAGTCACATCAATAACTAAGGCAGGTGCTGTGCCGTCTCCAAGGATACCGAAGCCAAGTCTGCCGTTAACAGGGTCGCCTATTGTAAATGGGTTGCCAAATGTTGCCCCTGAGTTAAAGTTAAGGCTTACATTAAGCGTTGCAGGTAATGTCATTAGTCTAGTAGGGACAATCTATTTAACTTAGACTGTGAGCCTGAAGCTGAATTATTAAGTTGCTGTGTGGTCACAATGTCAGTTATTTGTTGACCGCCTACCTCAACCTGCACATTTATTACAGCACCTGTCATAGGGTTAATGTTTGGGTTAGCCTTAAAATATGCGTCTGCTTGGGCTTGCATACGAGCTGAGGACGCAGCCAAGCCTTGTGCTGCACCTGAGTCAATTCCTAAACCAATGAACTGACTTGTTAAATCAGCCTGTATTTGATCGTACTTATTAGGGCTTACTTGTAATGATTTTTGTGCTGCTGCGAGTTTAGCCAATTCTGCTAATGCCATTTGAACATAGGCAGGATAATCAGCAAATGGGTTTAAGGCTTTAGGAAGGCTGGCAATAAAGGTTGCAAGTCCAGTTGTGCGAGCCTGAGATAACAATAATTCATTGCTTAGGCGATCTGCCTCTTTAGCATTGCCAGTTAATAAGGCTAATTGAAGCTCTAGGCGTAGCTTTTCATTATCTGTAATCTTGCCTTGTAATGCCGCAAGGATACCTGCCTGTTGAGTGTCTAATATACCTTGGGCTTTCTTTAACTGATTCTGTGCCTTTTGCTCAGCTGTTAATTTCTTAGTTGCAGATAGTTGTTGAACAGCAGTTTTAGCAGCAGCCTTGTCAAGTCTTTGTTGTGCTGCTCTTTCAGTACCGCCTTGGTCACCGCCACGACTTACTTGTATTGCTGGTTGCTTACCTGTTAGGTCGTTCCAAAATTGAGTCCATGCTGAGGTTGTAAATAACTCTGCCCAGCCTGTTGCAAACTTGGCAAGGTAGCCCGAGGCTGTACCAAGAGCTGTGCCTAGCTTTGCAATGTTCTGTGCTGTTTGGTCAATGTTGCCATTACCGTCTGATAAACCTGTAACTAAGCCCTTGCCAACATTTTCTTTAAGTTGATCAATGGCAATGTTTAGTTTATCTATTTGACCTGTGTAACCGCTAGCAGCTGAAGCAGCCTGACCAGCAAAGAGTGAGTTAAGGGCTTTGAGGATAGTTTGGAAGTCATTAGCCTCAATTTGTGCCTTGGTTAAACCAAGTTGCATTTTGCCTAGGGCTGTCTTATTGCCCCCGTAGGCTGCACTTAGATTTTTTGTAACTGTGCTTAAATCGTAACCTGTGCCAGCACTTATGTCTAAGGCTGTTGTTAATAATTGTTGAGACTTGGTTATGTCTCTAGTTGTCAATAAGAATTGCTGGAAGGCTGGGTTAAGGGTTTCATCTACAATGCCTGTAGCAAGGCTTAGCTTGTCAATGTATCGGTTAACATCATCTTTACGGTATGCAAGGTTAAGGTTGTTTAATGTACCGTAAAGGGCTTTAGCAGACTTCTCAGACTCGTAAAATGCTTTTACTGAACTAATGCCAAAGTTAAGGATTCCACCGCCAAGGGCTAGACCAGCAACCTGCTTACCTAATCTTGCAACGCTTTTCTCAGCTTTAGCGAAAGCCATCTTGCCAATGTACTCAGCACCAATTTTAATCGATAGATCAGTTTTTGCCATTATGCTGCACTCTTTCCTGAATCAAACTTAACTTTTGCTTTTTCCATTGCTTTAATAATTTTAGGTGTTACTTGTCCGTTAGTCTCTGCCCATGCTCTAAAAATAACTCGTCCGTTCATCATGCGGCTTAGACGACCTGACTGGTTAGCCTTGCGTGGCACTTGATATAACGCTGGCATACTATTTACGAACTGGTAACCAGCAAAAGGGTTGTTTGAGTTGTAGCTCTTTTTACCTCGCTTGTTGCCTTCCATTGCAAAGGTTGTGCCATACTCTTTAAGATATGTAGACATAACGGGACGGCGACCGTTAGGGTTCTTGCGTCCAGCAGTTTCATAAATAGCACCGCCAGCCTCTGAGTTAAAGACTTGCGCAAAATAGATAAAGCCCTTTTTGTTTGGCTTACTTGGTGTGGTTGTATAACCAACACCCCTACGGGCTTTTAATCCGTTATACCTTGGAAAAGGTCGGTAGTTAATAGTATCTGCACTAGACACCTCTTTACCCCAACTAGACAATGGTGACTGACTAGGCAGGTAACTCCGAGCTTGACGAACTACAGGCTTTAGGTAACTAGCCATTTCTTGATTAACTTCCTTGGCTAAATCCTTGTCATACTTTCTTAAAGCAGCACGAAGGGCTTTACCGCCCTTTACCTCTACTGTGCTGCTCAATTTGTTTAGCCTTATCTTTCATGTATGCCAAGGTTGCTAACAACATTGACCTATCCATTTTAATAAATTCGCTATGAGGTATGCCTGTCTCGACCGCTAAAGTAGCGATTAAATAAGTAAGGTCATACCTCGTCACCCATTTGGGGTATCAGCGTCTACAATCTCTACCTTTTTAAGGTCTGAAAGGAACTGTTCCCCAAATGGTTTAACGGTTTCGCCTGAACGGCGTAGGCACTCCCAAGCTAACCAGTAAAGACCAGTCTGCTTTTCCTCGTCCCTAAAGTACTTATGAAATCCCATTTTCCAATGAGACTCAAATGCGTACTCAATCGCTGGTGAGATTTCAATAGTTGAATCCTCGCCTGAAGCCTTGGTGATTTTTAACGCTAACATTTTACTCCTTAGAAAGTACCTGTTGTTGCTACTGCTACTGCACCGCTAACATTGAAGGTTAGGTCTTGTACAGCTAGATCACTTACAGAACCGTTAATGTCGGTAGTGTTGTTGATCAAGCAGGTCATTGTGTACAGCGGGTTGGTTGCGCCAACAGCTGTGCCTTTTTCCTGTAGTAGTACAACAGTAACATTAGTTCCCCACGCAGCTTGTAATGTAGCAAGTACATTTGCTGAAGCTGTGTCGTTTAGGAAGCTGATAGAAACGCTTGAAGCCTCTAAACCTTTTACATATTTTTGACCTGTATCGCCCATGGCGGTAACGGTTAGTTCCTCAAAGGAACGGTTTAGTGTGACAGCAGTCACATGGTCGCTTAGATCAACTGAGTTAATCTTAACGCCGACCTTGTTATTTAGAAATACAGCCATTTGATTATTCCTCGTCTTTCTTTACGATTTTTGGCTTTTCGGTTGGTACTGCAATTTGCCCGACTTTTTCAAGCCAAGCCTTGTCCAATGAAGGAACATCTATAATTTCTGACATTTTAACTCCAGCTCGTAATTGCGCTTACATTGATTGTGGCAGTTAGCATTTCTTGTGCTTCAGCTAATACCGCAGGTGCTGAAACGCTTGACACATTTAGCTTCAATGTTGAAGCGGCTAACTTTGTAAATACACCAGTAACCA